GTACAGCATGTGCGTCGAGACGGTTGTGCCAGCCACGCCCTGACTAGCCCGCTCCTCCAGGCTCAGGCGTTGCAGCAAACCCCACAGACCGGCGTATTGCGCCGCCGGCGCAGTGAAACTCACTTGCAAGTTGCCAGAGCCGGGGTGCAAGGGATCCACGGTCGTGCTGATCGCTCCCTTCTGCAGGGTGAAGCGGTGAACCATCATCGAGCGCCAGTCAGACATGGTTAGTTGCCCGCAATCCAGAAGTTGACCGGCTTTGCAGCAGCTGTTGCCACCGGCGTAGCCGCCAGATTGTAGAGCGTGAAGGTGATGTTTCGCGTCGATCCGATGTTAGCTCCGCAAGTCCACGCGCCAGCAACCACGGGATTGACCACATTGCAACCGAACGCCGTAACGGTCGTGACCGCCACGGGGGTCACGACTGCGCTCATCACGTTGCCAGTGCGCCCGAACTCGATCTTGCGTCCGTCCACCGGGTTGCCCAGCGGGTAGCTGCTGCCGTTGTACAGCACAGCGCCCGTCGCGCCGTCCACCTGGAACGTGAGACCGCTGCCGGATCCGCTGTAAGTCACGATGTCAGACCCGTCCCAGCTTTCAACGCAGTTGCCGCTCTCGGTCGAGCACAGCAACCCACCGCGCTCGATGGCCCCGGCCGGCTGCTCCGGTGTTGGCGTCTGACAAGCCACCACCAGGAAGGCCACAACCGCAAGAAGCACCGCCGCTAGCGAGAAAACCTTGATCTTCATAGTCCTACCTTACACAAGGCGCCGCAGCAGCAGCGCCATATTCTTTGCCTCAGCCGGCGCGCCGCCGGCTCCGTTGGGACCGTAGCTGATCGAAGCAGCGCCCAGCGACCTGGAGACGATGCCCGGATTGGCGCGCGAGGCGTAGAAGGCGGCAGCGGCCATCGCTACGGCGTCCTGCGCCATCGCGTTGACCACGTAGCGGTAGACCACATCGGCGCTGTCGTGCGCCGCCGCAGTTGTGCCGCCCTGCGCCCGTTCCACCGTGACCACCGTTCCGGCCACCTCGGTGACTTGCATCTGCTCATCATCGATGCGCAGCATCCAGCCAACCTGGCAGCCGGCCATCTCCAGCGTCGTCGCATCTGCCGTCAGCGCATCCGTCAGCGCGCCCACCCTGACCAGCGTCGTGGGATAGCCCCACCAGCCCGTCACGGTGATAGCCGCTCGCTTGGACGTGTTCCAGAGCCAGGTGCGCGTGCCTACCAGCTCCAGCGCCGCCTTGGGCCGGCTGTTGTCGGGGTAGAGCGCGTAGTCCGTTGCAGCCAGCACGCCGCCGCCATCGCTGACCGAGATCACGCTGTCCAGGTCGTCGTGCAGCCACAGCATGTCGCCAGGGGCGGGTACATCGAAGACGCGGGCCGCATACTCCGGGATAAAGACACGGCGCGCCGTGCCTTCAAGCCACTTGCTGGCGCGCTCGATGACGCGGCCCAGCGTGGCGTCCTGCGCCGTGCCAGTGATGCCCAGGTCGGCCTTGAAGTCGTCCAGGCCCAGGTACCAGCGTGTCACGGCTTGGCCTTGCCCTTGGCCGCCTTCGGCTCCTCTGCCGGCTCATCGACCTTGGCCGCGCCCACGTCGATCAGGTACTGCGCTACCTTGTCGGGTAGCTCCAACACCTGACCGGCGCGCACCGGCTCGTGCCAAAAGTCGCCTTGCCGGAAAGCTACGATCTCAACTCGCATCGCTATCGCTCCTTGCCCTGACCTAGATGGTCAGGTTGTAGCTCATTGCCACCATGCCAGCCTCTTTGAACTGGATGTCCAGGCGGGCCGAGGCGATGATGTACCACGCATCGGAGAAGGGCACCTGCCCCACGAAGATGCGCGGCCGGCGGCGCCAGCCAACCCGAACGCCGGCCCGGTTGACCAGCATGAAGCTGCCCTTGGTGTTGTTGCTGGCCGTGTTGTGGATCATGCCGTTGGCGTCGGTCAGGCCGTACATCTGCGACCGGATGACCGGTACGCCCTTGATCCGGCCCAACTCGCCGGTGAGGATCGTCGCCTGCGGCCCGTACTTGTCCACGGTCATGACCTCGGACAAATCCTCGAACTTGAGCGCCGTGGGGATGTCGGTGATCAGCACCAACTGATTGGGGTCAGCGCCGAACACGCCACGGGTACCCATCAGGATACGGGTAGCGTTGAAGTCCTCAACGGTCAGCGCGCCAGCGTCGCGTGCGTCGGTCGCAGTCGTCACCAGCGCCTGATGACGCAGGCCGTCCAGCACCAGCAGCCGCCAGGCGGTCGAGATCGCACCGTTGCCGGTGTCGCTGATGTTAGTGTTAGCGGTCGTCTCGTCGCCGGAGATCAGCAGTTCCTCGATGGCTTGAGCGAACGCTACGCCGTACTGGTCACGGAAAGCGCCCTGAACGTTCAGGATGCTGTCCTCCACCTGCTCCTCCGACCAGTAGGACAAAGCGCCCAGCTTGCCGGCGCTGAACGTGACCTTGGCCGTCCCGATCTTGCTGTCAGCGGTCGGGGTTGCGCCCAACACGAGTTGCGCCTCGTTCGTCGTTTCCGCCACCTTGTAGAAGGTGGGATCGGCCGACTCGGTGGGCCAGTCGTAGGGCTGGCTGGGCATATCGAACTGCTCCAGCGTCCCCAGCACGGCCGCGTTCAGGCGCACAGTGCGCCACAACATGGCCGACATGAGGGTGGGCACCCACTCATCGCCGTAGCTGGCCTGGGTGGAGTAGATCACCTCATCGTTTTTGGCGCCGATCTCCAGGAGTTGCGTCAGGCCCTTGGCGCTCACGTTGTCCGAGAACTTGACCTGCTTCGCCAGCACCTTGCCGCTGGCGTCCATCACGTCGCCCACGTCTTCCGGCCCGGCCACGTAGGGCTGGGCGATAGCGGGGTCAAAGGCGGGCACGTCCTGGTAGAAGCGCTGGGCGCCCGGAGCGGTGGGCCAGCGCACGACGCGGTCGGTGGTCTTCATAAACTTGGCCGCGCGGGTCATGGCCGCCCGGCGGAAGCGCTCGCTCGGCTCAGGGGCAACACCCGCTTTCGCCATGCGGCTGGCCAGGTAGTAGTCCTTCACCAAGTCCATGTCGGCCACGCGGTCGAATTTGGAACCGACGATGATCTGCGAGAGCTTGCCCATCGCATCAGCGCCGGGGCCGCTGCCCAGGTCGGCCACAGGGAACGGGGGAGCAGTCGGGGCGGTTTTGGGCGTCTGACCGGCGATCTCCGCCAGCAGCTCGGCCCGCATCGCCTCGCGCTCCTGCTTGGCCTTGTCCTCAGCTTGCCGCTGCGCCAGTTGCTTAGCCTCGATGGCTTCCAGCACCTGGGCCGCAATGGCCGCCGGGTCAGGCTGGGTGATCTTCGCCATCACCTCCTGGGCGATGGCTTCAGTGTCAACAGTCATGTTGTCATCCTCCATTGCCGGCTGTTCGCCGGCTTCCAAAAGGTCTGTGCCATCGCGCAAGGCTTTGGCTACTGAAAACAGCGCCTGCTGGTGGGCAGGCACCGTAACTACCGATATTTCCTGCAAGTCCCATCGGACGATCCGCTTCACGCCGTCGGGCTGGAGATAGCCCAGCGCCCGGTCGCCGCGCGCCCGGACAGAGAAGGCGTTCAGGATGCCGCGCTCGATCATCTTGGCAATCTTGGCGCCCCACTCCATGGACTTGTCGATGGCCACGCGCACGCGCAGACCTACGGCGTCGATAGCCGCATCGACCACCTTGCCCACCGGTCTGTCCAGGTCGTGATTGAACAGCACGATGGGGTTGCGCATGTATTCGCCCAAGCCCTCCTCGAAGGCTTTAGGCTCGATCAGGTCGTTCACCCGGTCAGCCGTCGCCGTGTTGGCGTAACCCTCGACATAAAGCACGTCGCCATCTGTCGGGTCAGGCCAGCGCTTCGCCAGCGCCATGTGAAAGTTGACAGGGACCTGCTCGGTGGGCACGGGATCAGGCTGCGCCGGCTCCGGGGCCGGCTCCTGGATGATCTCAGGTGTTTCGTCTGCCATACTTACCTCTTGCTTCCAATCCACGCGCCAGCCTCGGCGGCGTCGATCTCCTTGGCGTCCAGGGTGCAACGGCAGTTGCCGCCGCACTCACTGCCCTCGGTGGGCACTGGTAACACGTTGGCCGGCTGCCAGCCCATCTGAGCGTAGCGGATACAGTCCTTGCAGTGATCCGCTATGCCCAGCCGCCGCCGCTCGATAATCATGCGGTCGGCTCTGGTGGGCCGGCGATGGTCACGCTCGGCCAGCCAATACTCACGGCGGGCATTGCCCAGGTACATGCGCAGGCGGTTGAGCGCTTGCGCCTCAGTGACCTCGCCGGCTGCGATCTGCTGCGCCATGTTGCGCAGGTGGCGGTATTCGCTCTGCAAGCGCCCGCCGATGTGGCCGTAGTCCTGCGCTGTCAACCTGTCCCAGCCGCCAGCGCCCAGCGCCCGGTTTTGCAGGTAGAGGCGCTTTAGCTCCTGCTGCATCGTCGCCTGCCACACGGCCGGGGAGAGACGCCCGTCGATGGCCTGCTGCGTGATGCTCGATAGCAGTTGCTCCTTGGCGTTGACCTGCGCTTCCAGCAGCCGCATCACCTCGGCCCTCGCCACGAACTGCTGGCGCCCGCTGGCCAACCGGGTGTGATAGTTGTGCGTCCGCGGGTCAAACCAGTAGCCGGGCAGGTATTCCATGCTCAAAAATCCAAGTACACACTATATACCTTATGCACTTCTGGCATGTAGCAGCCGCTTGTAGCGATTGGGCACCGCCGGGCTTGCCATCCAATCGGCGGCTGCGTCCAGGGCGTCGGCTTCCGTGACTTCCGCCATGCGGTCGGTCAATGCTTCCGGCAATGGGTCACGCTCTACGTTGCCGCCGTGGTTCTTCTCGATCCAGGCGACGGTGCGCTCAGCGTCGATCTGGTTGACGCCAGCTTCCAGAAGCGCCTGCACCTGCGTCTCGGCCCACGCCGCGCTAGCCACGGGCAACCACCTTGGCGGCTGCCAGGAATAGCGCCTGCAACTCAGCCGATGCGCTGTACATCTTGGGTGTTTCCAGGTCGGCATCTTCTACTGCGGCGTCTTCCCTGACCTGCTGGCGCCCGACGATTTGCAAGGGCTGGCGCTCCTCGTCCGGCTCCTCGGCCGGCTCCGGCTCAGCGCTCTTGCCAGCTTGCGCCTGAAACTCTGGCCAAGTCACGTCGCCCCAGGTGGCCGGCTGCATACCCAGGTCGTTGCGCACCTCGTTGATGGTCATCACGCCCCGGTCCAGGTAGGTCGTATGCTGCTGGAGCTGCTGCTGCGTGTCGCGCGGCACCACGTCCAGAAAGCGCAGGTTGTCGGTCGGGCCGTAGAGCGGCAAGACCTCGGCGTTTAGCCGGTTGGCGACGCGGGTTAGCAGGGGTGCGAGCGTGTACTTGCCAACCAAGTATTCCGCCGTCCGGGCATTGGCCAACGGCACGTCATCGGAGAGCATCAGCGCAGGATGCACGCCCATCGCCATAAAGATGTCTTCCCGGTTCATCTTGCGGCCGGCGATGTATTCGGCGTCTCGCTGGCTCATGCCCATGTCGCGCGCCTTAAAGCCGGCCCACAGGAACGCCACCTGGCCCGCCTTGTCCGGACCGCCCGTGAACTTGTCCCTGAACCACTTCTCCATCGTCTTGCGCTGGTCTTCGTCGATGAACTGCTCATCGCTCTCGATCACCGTGGACAGCCGCGCCTGGTTGCGGAACAGCGCCCGGTTGTGGCGCTGCGCCGACACGTCCGCCTCGGTAGCCAACAGAGCGGCGTCAGCCTGCCCCAAGCCGTAGAGGTCGTTGGACGGGTTGTAGCGCTTGATATGCACGATGTCGGCCAGCCCAATGGGCCAGGTGCGCCCCATGACCGTGTAGGCATAGCCTGTGACCAAGCTGCCCTGCCCCACGAGCTCTACCCGGTCGGGCCGCAGCGGGATCAGCATCCCCGGCGGCTGCGAAGGATCCGCGCGCCCGCCCAGGTACAAAAACGCATCGCCCGACAGTCCCAAACTGGCGATGATATTCTCGATCAGCGAGAACTTATCCAGCGCCAGCCACTCCATGCCCGGCGCCGGCTGGCGCAACAGGTCAATAAATGGGTGCGCCTTGTAGGCTTCGGCGTCATCCTCCAGCCCGTTGAAGACGGCCAGCTTGGCCGTTGCCGCTGCTTCCGCAATGCGTGTTAGGGATGCAAAGAAGGCGGGAGAGGCTTTGTACTGCTGCGCCTGGCGCTCGAAGGTAGAACGGTCAGGGTCTTGCAGGTCAGACCAGCCGCCCTCGCTGGCCCAAGGGGGAAGCTGCGACCGGCGCGCGGCTTGCGCTTTGGGCGCCAGCCCGAACATGCCGGCGAGGCGGTCGAAGTTGGTCAGGATGCTGCTGCTCATTGCGCCTTGTACCTCCCAGCCACCAGCGCGCTACCCAGAGCCAGCAGCACGAAGAAGGCCAACGCGCCCCACAGAGCCGGCCCCCAGGCGACCACGCCCAGCAGGTCCAGCCAGATAGCGGCCAGCACGCTCAGCCAACAACACGCTGCGACCAACGTAGAAACCCGCATTGACTACTCCCGGAAATGCGAATGCCCGACCTGGAAACCCAGGTCGGGCATTGCCGCAGCAGTCCATCCAACAAGGAGGAGGAGATGGAACGCAAGATGTAGGCGCCGGACGAGCCGGCAGTTACTTGTAATTTGTGCCTACGCTTTCAAGTCTACACGATGAAAGCGCAAATGTCAAGCCCCTTTATCGGTGTGGGTGATATTCACTTGAACGCCTCAGCGTAGGCGTCTTGGAGCAGACGCATCAGAGTTACCCCGAAGGGCCGGAGGTAGCGGTCAGCGTCCAATCTTGCCTTATCCAGCGCAACCCACAGGTCAACGTCAACCGGTTCCATGTGAGCGCCGCAGCACATCGGCGTGAACATCAGGCTGTTGGCCGCCGATAGGTGTACCTTGTGAGCATCACCCATCACCGTGCAGCGCCATTCGATGCGCAAAGTGTCTTGTGGCATAGTCTACTTATTCCAGCCCACAATCAACCGCGGCGGGTACTCATTCCAGCCCACCACCAGCTCGCCGCCCGCCCCGTCGGCGTAACGGTGCATCTTGACGGCTACCGTCCTCTCCAATGAAAACGGCTCTTGCTCGCCATAGAGCACCTGCGTCGGGAGCGCTCCGTACACCGGCAGGCGATAGCGGAAATCGCCATACTCCGTGCGCTCAATGGGCACCTCGATCACCACAACGTCAGCCGGCAGCCGGCCCTCTCGCCACAGGTTGAACATGCGGAGGGCCTTGGCCTGGCGCTCCCTCTCTACGTCCAACAAGACAGCCGCAAATTCCGCATCTGACAGGCGACCGACTGGCTCGTAACTCCCTATCACTCTGCTCTCGAATTCATCGCCTATCTTGGTTGTGTCGTAGTATCTTGGTTCCAGCTCTATCATCGGTTTCTGGCTCCTTTCGCCCCTGTCCAACGCCCTGGGCAATTGCCCACAGCCACTTCGTCATGCGGCACTCCGCAGTACACGCAAGGATCGCCCTCATGTAGCTTCACGGGATACACAGCGCCCGGCCACCACAGGTCAACGCTGCTGTAATCCATGTTTAGCGCCAGCGGCCCCATGACGTGAAGGGGTGTAACGCAGGTCAGGCGGGCTGCGTCTTCGTTGTCAAAAACGCCAACAATTACCAGCGCATCCTGAGCAGTAGCCGGCATCTCCAGCACAAGCCAAACGGTCTTTTCTTGGTTCATGCCTAATCCTATCACGCCCTACCGCCCGTTGTCAACCCCCCTGCGCCGATCGTGGGCCACCGCCTCAAGGAACTGGTTGGCCGGCGGCTGGTGCGCAGTGTCCAGGTAGGCCCGCAGGTCTTCGACCAGGTCGGAGATGTGTATCTCGTGATGCGTCTTGCACCTTGAGCAATACACCCTCACCTTGCCGCCCACGACCTCGCCCAAGTAGGCGTTGCAGGCAGGCCCAGCCGGCGGCCCGGCGCACCTGATCTTACGCCCCGTCGTCATCGGCTGCCCCGTATTCGGCTTCCAGGTAGGACAGGAAGTTACCGCCCTTGGCCGTAAGCCAGGCAAAGGAACCGCTGGACCCGTCCACCTGGTCATCATGGGAACCGAAGGGGAAAGCCGCCATCTCGTCCAGGTAGGCTTTGTTCCATGCCGCCGCTACGATGTCCACGTTGCCGCCCTCAGCTTGGTCAGCGAACGGCTGCGCTCGCACCTCCTTGGAGCCGGTAGGCGCGTCGACCGCGACCGGGAAGCCGGCCAGCAAGGCAATGTCACTCTCGGCCACCTCCTTCCCGCTCGATCCCCCTTCCCGCTCGATCACGGTGCGCACAGGCGAACCGGGCCGCTGGGCGTCCAGGCTGGCCGTCTGGTGCATGATGGCCCGGCGCTGCCTGGGTGACCACTGGCCCCTGACCACATCTTCAATCACGAACCGCCCCTCGCCCGTCTTTGCCATCAACAGGCCCACCGACCAGTCCCCGCCGCCGGCCGTCGAAGCCTTATCCCAATAGCGCACCCTGGCCCGGACATTGGACGGCGCGGCAGGTACAATACGGAACCATGACGGCTGGAACATGCCGCCCGCCGTCGGCAAAGGGCGCTGCTGGTAGAGGGCCGAGAAGCTCCACGGCCCCATGACCTTCTTGGTCTTGAGTAGCGCCGCCTCATCGAAGCGCTCCGGGCACAGCGCCTCGCCCGGCTCCCGCCCCAAGGGATCCGCGTCTTCGGCCAACGCTGGCAGCGAAATGACTTCCCACGCCTCGCTGTCATCGCTGGCCAGGATGCGCCCGGCAAGGTCGTTTT